TTCAGACGAGTCATTGTCAGCGACGACGAATCCACCCAATACCTTCCCAGCTACCTCTTGCAGGTTGCCTGCGCTGAAGCACACAATGATCCGATAATGGAGCTTCAATGCGGTCATGATTGCCCGGATCGAGAGAGCAGTAGCATACCCCTCACAAAAGATGGGGAACCCTCTTGCATCCATAATGAACGCTGCGCCCTTCGTTCTCTGACCGTAGAGAAACTTTTTGGTCCCCTCTTCGTCAATGAGTTGCAGACCAACAAGCCGGTTCGAGATAAACATCGGGATCACTAGGATCTTTTTCCCATCCTTGATCCACACATTCCCCGCCTCATCCGGAAACCCTTTCTTCACTAGGTAAGGGTGCGTTGTCCGGATCGTCTGCCCAAGAATCCACTTCGCTTTCTCCGCTGCTTCAGCGTGGGCCTTGTTCCTCTCCTGATTGTCCTTGGCGATGATCTCTCTTACGTTACCAAGGGTTCCATTGCCATCCTTCCAAGTCTGGGGGCTCGTCATGGTCGCCCAGTTCTGAACCCATCCTATGGTTCCAAGAAACTTATACCTCCCATTTTGGGATCTAGGGTGATCCTGTGTACCCGTTGCGACCCACCTGTTAGGGATCAAGTCTTTCACAATCAAACCGTGCATCCGCGCAAAATCCTCAAATCTCATCTTCTGTTTGCCTTTGCCCATGCGATGTTGCGACTACGGACCCAATTCATTACCTTCTGACTCGCCGGTCTAGGTTCCTCACTCAAACCTTGGGGCCATACCCCAAACTTCTCCCGATACTTATGTTTAGACCAGTTGGGGTTGTACCCCTTGGATTGTGCAATCCAAATAAGTCCAGAGTAAAAGTTCTGCCTCTCGTCTTTCTGTACTCTCGTCCCTCCCCCTAACTCTTCTAATTGTCCCGCCACCGCAGCCACCTGATTCATTCTCAGTCTTACATGACCACACGCGGGACAAGTGTCCGTGCCTTTAGGCCAAAGAAACCCACAGGTAGGGCACTTTGAGTCCTTTTTCTCCTTCTCCGAGGGCTCCTTCTTCGCTTTTTCCCCCTCTTGGGATAACTCCTGTACCCCATCAGAGTACAACTCATCCCATTCGTTTCTAAACCTAAGATAGTTACCCGAATGACACAGCCACAGAGCCGACTCCTTACCCTCACAAGGGCGCATGACCCTGCCCATCTGTTGAACATGGGACGATAAAGACTTACTAAAGGGTCTGGCCGATACCCCGATCATCACATCGGGCACATCAAAACCCCTCGTTAAGATGTCCGTCGCGATCAACCCATTGATCTCTGTATCAGGTTTGGCAAAATCCTCGATTGCCTGTCTCTTGAACTCATCATTATCTCGATAGGACACACTAACAAAGTTATATCCCTTGTCTGCAAACTGCCTAACAAGGTCCGCCCCGTGGTCTACACCCGAACAAAACACAATCGTCTTTCGGGGACGACCGTAAATCTGATGAGTCTTTTTAATCCACTCCTCTACGATATCCCCCGTGATCTGCTTTCCCCTCTTGGTAGCCTCCGCCTGAGACCATTCCCCCGCGACCTTTTTGGCCCCGGTCATATCGATCTCCTTGGCGATAAAAACCTTCAAAGGGGTCAGCCATCGGTTATCCACTAACCATTCGTTGGTGGCCCCGCAAACCACGTTTGAGTACAGTTCTCCCAGACCTTTGGTGAAAGGGGTCGCAGTCAGGCCGACAACTTTGATGTCTGGGTTGTTCTTGATGAATTCTGATGTCTGCTTTCGGGAGATGTGACACTCATCCACGATAAGCAAATCCACCTTGGGAAAGTCTTCTCTTCTCTCTAGGGTTTGAGCGGAACAAACTTGAAGAGGAGCCACCGGGGAATACTTCCAATGCCCTGATTGGTATACCCCGTGATCGAGTCCATACTTTGTTAACCTCATGCTCGTCTGGTCTACCAGAACCAAACGATCCAATACCATCGCCGCTCGTTTGTATTTCTGTGCCGTTGCCTTCATGAGGGCAATAGCTACTTCAGTCTTCCCGAACCCAGTCGGGGCATACAAAAGCTGAGATCGATGGCCGTTCTTGAATCCTTCCCGTAAAGCATCGATGACCTGCGTCTGATGCTCACGCAAACTAAGTTCCATTGTGCCGCCTATTATAGTTAGTTGGTGGGAATGTAGATTCCGCGCCCACCACGCGGCTTGAACTGGATCAGGGGCTGTCTACAAGGGGACCCCGGACCCGACAGGTAACACTCAGATCTACAAGCCTAGTTACCCGCCCGAACTCAATCCCCCTATTTCTTAACTGCCTTCATCAACTCAGCATTCCGAGCCTGATACATGTCCCGGCTTTCCCGGAGAGCTTTGTTATCAATCTCAAGAACCCGAATCTGCTCACGAAGGTCCGCAATCAACTCCTGAACATCGATCTTCTCAATTTCAGTCGCATCCCATTGACCCACCGCAATCTTGTCCTTCAATCGCTCGTTCTCTTGGGCCAACTGATCCACCGTCTCAGACAACTCCTCAACTCGAGAATCCTCCTGAACGGGCTCAGGACGATAGATCTCCTTTTTATGGACCTTCTCCTTCTTGGGCTGCTTGTCTAAGCCCTTCCTTATGCGCCCCACGGTCATTCCTGTAATGCCAACGTGCCGAGCAATCGCAGCATCCGCCCAGCTTCCCCATGTTTGACTGGTGAGCATACGGATAACAATGTTACGTTTGTCCGCAGCCGTCATCCGAAGCCCACGGTTACTGTTTGCGCTGAACGAAAACAGAACCGCCTCCTCCTGAGTGCCAGCCTGAACCTCAGCCTGAATCGTCTTCCCCTTGTTCTTTTTGGTCGCAAAGTAACGGTGAAACCCGTCCGCCAACCAATAATTCGACCCATCCTGAAACACCACAATAGGAGGGAACGCACCCCCTTCCTTCATGTGCTCCGCGTACTCATTAACAACCTCTTGGTTCAACTCCAACCGAGACTGTGTGCCTCCATCAACGCGGATGGATGTTAGTTCTAATTCCATATGACCTCACAAAGTTAACAAGAACCACCAGCATATCACCTGATGACCCGCCGTGCAACCACCTACTATATCAACCACCTATAAAATCTCCAAGGGGTGGAAGGAACTCCATCCCGACCCAGACCAACTGACAGGTAGTTGGCCCCAGTCAACCCTTGAGGCAGCGATTCATTCATCAACGACCTTGGTCCCACCGCTTTGTCGCTGACTACCTCAGTCCCTCGCTGACAGGCTGAGACCACAACTGGGGGTGTAACAGTGTGGTGTCTTTTCTCCCCAGCCACCGATTCAAGTGCGCTGCTAACGTGGGGGGTACGGTGAAACAAAAAAGCCGTTAAGAAAGACCCCGGTGGAACGCCCCCGAAGGGGCCGGGATCTTACCTAACGGCTCTCTGGAGTTCCACATCCAGAACGAATCATATCACTAAAAAAATGCCCCTGCAAGAGGGGCAAACGGTTCGCACCGAGGAGACACAAAATCAGTTTACCACGTTGATCACTTTGTTAGCAAACAACCATCCTATGGTTCCCCTGTGGGCCTCTTCCCATGCCTCCCGGCGCTCCGCTTTGCTCATCGAAGACCCCTGATCAATCATCATATGGCACTTATGGCAAAGAGCCGCCACTCGATAGTCATGAGCCTTGATCCCCGTTCCCTTACCATCCCTTTGTTGGTTTGAATGAGCCGCGCACACAGTCCCATCCTGAGTCCCACAATGCTGACAAGGCGCACCCCTCACCGCCATTAACAATGTTAGGTTTCTGTAGTTCACCTTGGCAGGTTCCTCAGGATAAAAGCGTAGTCTGGCTCGTTGGGAGCAACCCCAACAAGTTTGTAACTCCAAACCATTTTACTGTTGTGCGGGACCTGCCGCCGCGTAACTTTGTTAAGGTTGAACAATTTGGTCAGGATTCCGGCAGTTTTCATGGGGTCAATCCTTTGATCTTTATCTCGGAACTTAGTTTCTCACCATGATTTCTTAAGTACTCAATCACTCTCTCTTGCGTCATTTTTTTCCTCAGAGTATTTGGCCCAGACTTCTTTGGGCATCTCGATAGTCATCACCCGATAGTTGCATAAAGAACATACCCTACGCCGCTCGACCCAATCAAAATCTCTGGCAGTGTCTTTCCACTGCCGCGTATCTTTAGTCCTCATTGGCCATCCGCACTCAGGGCACCTCATTTTTCCTCGCTTTCAACATTTCGTCTGCCATTTCATAGGCATGTAATGCAATTTCTTTATAAACAACGGTGTTAAAAAGACCTAACTCTGTTATTTCATTTTCGTGATTGTTAGCAAAATAACCATTTAATACTTGTCCTGCAAAGTAATCGCGCAAAGTCATGCCTGTAATTTTTTGACCCATAAAATTTACATGAGGAAATGCTGATTCATCCACCGTGATTCTCCTTGATTAACTTAACAATATCTTCGTGCGTAAGCCCAAGTGCTTCCAAGTCAGCGGGGCGGTACATTACCCATTTGGGTATAAGGGAAACTTTCTCTCCCACCGCGTCGATGTGCCCTGCTACCTGCATGATCAGTTTCTCTAGCGCCTCTTCGGTTAACTCGTTATCCACCGTTCTTCTCCTTAATGCAGTAAGCGGCGTTGTTTTGATTTGCACCAAAACTTTCTGCTTGCTGTATATACCGCAGTGCGGTTTGATGCCGCGTTTCGCCGGGATATTTGTTACTCACTGCTAACAGTAACTCGTAGTAAAGCGCCTGCACAGGCTCTTGCGCTGTTTGTTGAGTGGTGTAAAGAGGTAAAGCCCGTTGCCCGTCTTGTATATCAACTGGGTTGTCGGTGACATAAACAGACACCCCGTTTTGTGTGTACACCATCCAAGCCACTGGCTCCTGCTTATAAACCTCAGACTCAGGGATTTCCTGCGTCACTACCTTCTCTCCATCGAACCATGTCTTTGTGATGTGCGTTGTCATGTGTTTTTCTCCTTGAGTTTGGCTTCAATTTGGTCAAACAGTTTGCGGGTGTAGCCTTTGATTGGCGTATCTCCCCACGGTCCTATGATTTCTTTAATCTCCTCATCCGTCAGCCCGACCCACTGACCGCAGTCAATCACATAGGGGGTGACTTCGGGGGTCACATCGGGGGTCTCTGCCAGCCTACTTTCTAAGGCAAAGACCAAATCGTTAACATCTGAAGAGTTTGGTCGCTCCCCCACGGTATAAGCCGCCAAATAATCCCAAGCCTTATCCATTAGTTCTCGGTCAGTCATAACGGACACCTCCCGCAGTACGGACAGTTAACAATAATGGTGCGGATAGGTCTGCCGCACCGTAAGCAGGTATAGGTCATTTCTCTTCCCTTGCGCGGATAACGGTTGCGATACTATTCTCCAGTGCCTTAATGTATTCGTTGACCTTCTCAATCTCTGGGGCGTTGGCTGCGATAATGCGTTCCCGCTCATGCGCGGCAACAAGGGCGGCAAAGCGTTCAAGCCCGATGTCGTTGAACTCCGCTGTTTGACCGTTCCAGTCACCAGCCTCCCGCGCCATGCGGATGATGTCATCCCTGTCCATTTTTCTCCCTTAACTTTTCTTCAATCAAAATGTAAAAATCAAGCAGCCCACCGTCCTTCAACTTGGCAAGTATCTCTTGATACTCGGCGTCATCTAAAGTCACCCACTTTCTATCTGACTGCCTATAACCTCTTTCGTAATCTGTCATATTGAAAGGGTGGCTTTCACCACCCCCCCCCCCACTTAGTTAGACTGCGGGAAAATCTTGCTTTCCAAATACTGGATCACAGCAATCAAAAATTCGTTGTGTCTAGCCAGTTTGTAATTGTTTTGTTTTTCTGCTGCCAACTCTGCATGCAACTTTGTTTGGTTCTCTTGAGTTTCTTCAAGAGTAACGTCTAAAAAAGTAATATGCGCCTCAAGCTCCAAAATTTTTTCTTTGGATTTTTTCAGCTCAGAATTTGCAATCATTGCCTCTGTATTGATGGCAACTTTTGATGGCGGGCGTCCGCGACGTTTAGCAACAACCATGATGTATCTCTTAAAAAGTTAAAATAAAAATTTGTTGTTTAGTCGTAGTTACTTCATTTTTTCTCCTTAAAGCCGCTTGGACTTTGTTTCTTAAAACACGCCTCACACTTCCACCTAAAGAACCAGCCCTTCATCGTTGGGACTTTGTGGATTGCTGGGTTTATCCTGCACTGTTGGCAGTTAATCATTGCTTTTCTTTCATTGACATCTGACCGGCCAAGTACGCTGCTTTGTAAGCTCCTTCATTTATGCCAACTCGCAACAACTGAGCCTTTAAGTGCATAATTTCGCGTTTAGAGTGAGACTCTGCAGCATCCCAACCTGCATCCCATGCGTCATAGATTGCTCCTTCCAGTCGATGGTACCCACCCGCAGGAATATGTTTCCCGTGTTTCTCGTGCCACCAATGTTTCCAAGCTTCTCCTTTAGTCATGCCCTTGCCTTCATAAGAACTTCAAGTTCAGAAATCCCAATCGTTCTGGGTTTGCCTTGAAAGATAACCTTTTCAACCCAAGGCCGAGTCCACATACACTTGAACTCTGGTTTGGCTTTTGAGTCAATTAGTTGTTTGGTTGTCCAAGTCTGACCCCCAAGACCAACCCATTCATGGGGCTTGATGTAGTGAGGAACAATAATCTGCTCTGTGTTTAGAATCCTAAACACAGGCTCTAATTGATAATCAACAAATTTTTCTTCTTTCTTCATTTAAGTTGCTCCAGTCCGTTGCATGCAATTAGCATAATCTCAATGAGTTTCTTTTTGATTTGAGCTTCTTGATTGCTTGCCGCGCTTAACTCTTGAAGTTTGCGCGATTCAATGTTAAGCAAAACAATTGCTTCAGCAAGTTTGTCATTCATCTTTCTTTTCCTTTGGCATCCACCCAAACTTAGCCCAAGTCTTTTGTACATCTGTGTGCTCAGATGGAACCCAGACAAACCGTGGGTCTGATGCCGGGATCGTTGGGATTGATTTAGAAATGTGCTTGATAAAATCTTCGTCTGTCATATTCCATGTGCCTCTTCAATAATACGAACAAAGGTAACTATGTATTTGATCTCTTCCTTGTCAACTTCCTCATCAGACATCTTTCTTACCAATTCAAGAATCTCATCTTCAGTTAGAGGTTTAAACATTTTCCTTTACTTTACAAAATAATTTTGTGTTAATAAAAACAACCGGCTCTTGATCTTGCAAATCTTCCCTGTCAATCCTTCCGCCAAATCCATAAATTGGGGTTTCAATATTTGTATTGTAGTAATACAAACCATCATCCCACTCAACAATAATAAAAAATGGCACACCAAGGTCTGCGCCCAAACTCCTGCCGTTTCTCCATTTGTTGAGTGACAACATTAACGTTTCGTAACGGTCTTTTAGATTGTGTCGGCGTTTATACTCTGCAAACGCTTTAATCTCATTGTCTCTTACGATAGCCCAATCAATGTGATACGCAATTGGCATCTTCACAAACTTCGCTTTCCAGCAATTTTCAAGATATTGAGAAATGCGAAGTTCGTTTGAAAGATCATTAGAATTTTCGTAAATCGGTCGATGGTTCACGCATTTTTCCTCCATAAACTTTCAATTCGCTCAGTCAGAATCGCCCCTAGATCTCGTTTGTTAACCGCGACCATCTGGGCTTCTTTACAGTCGTACACAACTTTCGCAGCGTCTTCGATTGCTTTGTTGTACCCGCTAGTAAAATGATCGTTCCCGTTGAGTAACATTGTTATGGCGTCCCTCACCATGCCCGAGGCTTTCCTGTTCTTCGCCGCCAACTTTAGTTTGGCGTGGATGTCCACGGGAAGATAGACCGAATACGGGACTAGATTTTTTTCCAACTTTGATACTCCCTCTCAAGTTTCTGAAACAACTTCTGTGCTTCTGTGTTTGTTTTGAGTTCAGATCTTGAGGTGATTCCCAAGTAATCTCTAAGCCATGAAGTTGCTTCTGCTTCGCTCTGGTTCATGATCTGCCCATCGTCCCACAGGTACTCCCAAAACTTCGGCTCCTTGCATAAGAGAGCCGAACGTTGGATGGGTTTGTCCTCCGGCATCGCGGTCTCGTCATGGCCAATCCTGACCATGACAACCTGATACCGCGCCCCAACAAAATGCCTGAGTAAGTCCTCAGGGATCTCGTCAGGGTGAAGACGAAGAGTCAGAAGATACCCAGTTTGATCTTGCTTTAAAGCAACCTTGAGTCCTTCAAACTGAATCGTGTTCAAAATGGCACTTCCTCATCGTCATCGTAAACCGGCTTCTTAGGTTTTTCCTGCTTCACCCACGGCTCAGAGACGCTCACAGAGATCGCCTCGTACCCTCCCAAGGTCTTGTTCCATCCGGAGATTGATAACTTCACCAGTTCTTCCTCCTTAGATAATGCCGACTTCAAGAGAGCCCGATCAATAAAGATGTCTCCCCGGATGTCAGGATGGTTCTCGGAAGTTTTCTTTGTGTTGGTCCACAAAGTACCTGTGTTGGGTTTAGGAACGTAACTCATTTGGCCTCCAATTTCAGACGAACTTCGCGGAACTGATTCATCAAGGTCTTGAAGAACTCCTCATCAAGACTCTTGATAACTTCAAACAACTCTTTGTTGCGACGGTAGATCGCCATCACATCTTCACTTGTGTTGGCAAAGCTAAGTGCCAAGTCTGACGCTGCACCCACTCCTTTGAGCCACTCCTCTGGGTCTGCTCCGGGGTCCAATTCAACATTAATCTGCCACGGCTCGTATCCCTCTTTAGGCTTGGGTATTGCAGCCTTTGGGAACTTATCGACCGTCTTTTGTTCCCCAGAATCAACCTGATCCGACTCGACCAACTCGAGCGCCATAATCCAGAGATACCTTCTCAGGTAAGTGTGGGTCGAACCAAGATCCTGAATGGCTTGACCCTTCGGGTTACTAGCCATAATCGTAGGAGTCTCAAACACAACGCTGGTATCACCATCCGTATCAAAAACGGTTAACCCAGCTTTTTCTGCATCAATGGTGAACACCGCGCAAAGCCCAGCATCGTTAAACATCTGATGGACCGTAGGTAAAAAATCCCCAAGTACAAAGTACGAATACTTTGAAAACTTGTTCTTCCCAGACTTCTTTAGTGTCTTCTGCGTCAGTTCAAACCGAGCTTTCTGTAGTTTTTTAAGTGCGTTCATTAACAACCTCAATCAATTTGTCTAAGTAATGTCTGGCTTTAAGAAGATCCTCTAGGCCATTCTTGTCCTTGTACCGGCTAACGTATTTGACTACGCAGCCTTCCAAGTACCCCATTCCGTTCAGGGCAATAAAGTCCCAAGGCTGTATCTGCTGCTTAACATAATGATCACCTCCTTCCTGTCTATTATTGGCTGTCACAGTAATCCCTCCACTGAGCGCAATATTGATTAACTGCACAAAAGTTTGCACATCTAATTCGTTCTCCGTTTCTGACTTCAATCTCATAACCCTTTGCCGCGTTGTTCAATGCCTCGACCGCTTCCTCCTCAATCAGGTGAACCGACTTCGCCCTCGATGCCCCAACCTTCTTAACCGCCCATGTGGTTGGTCTTTCCCACATCTCTACGGAAGAACATTGTGGAAGCTCAGACCCAGTCTCCAAAGCAAACTCACACTCTGAGTGCGCCTTGATCCGATCAGATACATATGCTTCACGCTCCTCCATCGTCCACAAACGAACCGGGATCTCAGAAATCGGAGCTTTGGGATAACCTTCCTTAGAAAGAGAATCCCTACGGTTCCAATCCCGGATGATCGCCACGATCCCAAGATCGATGACTGGGTCCTTTGTTACCATCTCAACCAACCACGCATAGACGTTGAGTTGCTGCTCCCACTCAATCTTGTCTCGCATCGCAGACCAAACCGAAGTCACCTTGTAGTCCCTGATCGACCGACCCTTGTCACTCAGGATCTGTAAATCAATGGCCCCAGACAGAGTCCACCCCTCAAACGTTGTGAACAGACGCTGCTCAACAATGTGATAATCGTCCTTACCCCGTTCGAGGATGTTGTGTACGGCAGACCCGAAGAGCGACCACACCATCTCTGATGCGTCCTGCTCAAGCTCATCCTCAAACTTCGCAGACAGAGCCACGATCTTGGGGGAGTTGATCAATTGAGTTACCGAAAGATGCGCCTTTCCCTTAGAATAGGACGGACGCTGCAGGACGTTCACGAACGTCTGCGGGATGTCAAATTTGTTAGTTATCTTCATGTGTTCTCCAGAGTGAAAGCGTAGAATAGACCACTTCTGCACCTCTGTCAACAGGTTGTACCACGATGATCTCACCTGCTAGGTTCATACAGCTAAGACTACCATATCCTCCAAGTGTTAACCACTACTGGGGGCAGGGAAAACACGGCAGATTCATTGGAAAACGCGGCGTTGCCTTCCGTCAGGCAGTCGCTGAAGCCGCGCTCGAGGCCGGGGTCCAACCCCTACTTGGACGCCTGTCTGTTCACATCGCCCTCTTCCCTCCTGATAGACGACAGAGGGACGTAGACAACGTCTTGAAGAGTCTGCTGGACGCCTGTGAACACGCGGGGTGTTACGAGTCAGACGCCCAGATTGA